TTAAATCGCCCGCAGATAGTCCACCTGCCGCATCTAATGGTGTTATTGATAATCGTAAACCTGCTTGATATGCCAACGAGTTCTCTTCTGTCGGAGAGAACTCTTGCATGTCACCGTTAACGCCTTGCAGTTTTAATGGTTTGTTTGATGCCACAACTTATTTCCTGATACTAGTTAAACTTATGAATCTATTTATACTTGTGAAAAGTAGGGTTAAGAATTCGTATAAGTACCTATACATATTAGGTCACACTAGAAACATTGAACTATAAGCAACAAACAAAGGTTCTACTGCAACCCAGAATACAATCGAGGTTGAGTAGAATTCAGAGAAGGATTTCTAAATAGTCCTCACATATAATATAAACGTCTTATTTGCAGTGGTTGCAGGTTGGATCGTAGTTCCAGTATAATTACCAGTAAACGACCTACCATAATCACCAACAAACGTTCTAGCATAATTACCAGTATAGTCGCCCGCAAAGTTACTGGCACGAACTAAAATACTATCTCTAACATAAGTACTTGCTCGACTTCTAGTATATGTAGACACACGACTAGTTGTGCTATTGATAATCCTATTACGAATAAAATTACCCGCAAAAGCACGAGCATAATTCCCAACGAACGATGAGTTTCGATTTAAGATACTATCACGCGTATATGCAGAACTTCTATTGGCAATAAATGCTACAACACTATTTCTAGAATATGCACTCGATCTATTAATTATAGTATTACGAATAAAGTCACCAGTATAATTACCAGTAAACGTTACAGTCCTTACACCAGAATATGTACTTATTCTATTGGCAGTTGATGTTCTGGTATACGAAGGAGACCGCGTAACGATACTAGTTCTGGTACTTACATGAGCATAATTACCAACATAATTACCTGCAAACGGTCTGGCATATGGAGTGCTATAATTACCAACATATGTTCTTGCGTAGTCGTTAATAACAATACGACTGAAAGAATTTGTGGATATTGGGGTATATGCACTAACCTTTGTACTTACTCTAGTGCTAGTATAAGCATTAATACGAGTGTATGTAGTCGGAGTACCCGTAAATGTAAGTACTTGTTTTCGCGTAGTTGTGCCAACAAAATTACCAGTATAATATCCAAGATATCCGACAAAATTGCCAGTGAATGGTAATGCGGCGCCATTTGGATTTAATATACTTATTCGAGTGGAGGTAAGTATTCTACTCGAAGTTCTAGTAGAATCTACATTTCGCGCGAAATATACTGCACCAGAATACGATATTCCTGGTTGCGCTGTTCTATACAAAGTACCTGCTGCCGTGCTAACTCTACTAAAGTAGTCTGCTGCCGAGTAGTTGCCTGTATAATATGTGTTAATTATCGAAGTTCTTGTTCGCGAGAATGGAATCTGTTCGGGTGGCATCCCTGGTTCGTTCCACGGTGCGGGCCCCATATAACTAATAGTGTATGATTCAGTATTAGTTCCTGTGCTTACCCGAGTATAATCACGAATACCAGCATAATATGCAGCATACGTATTGCCATAATAACCAGTGCTTGTTCCTACGAAGTCGCCTGCATATGATATTATTCTCGTAGAATTAGGACCCGTATACGAAGAATTTCTGACAAGGGTGTAGTTCCCAGCAAAGTTTGCTATTCTATTAACTATTCCTGTGACTCTAGAATAATATACAGTGCTATTTTTGATAACGTCTGCAACACGTGTGCCTGCGAAGTTACCTGCGAAGTTACCAATAAACGTTCTTGAGTAATTACCAGTAAAACTATCCACGACTATTCTAGAATAGTTCCCAGCATAATCTTCGCTAACACGTCCACGAGTGTAATTAATTGTATTGTTGCGAATGAAGTCACCCGCAAAGTTTCTGCTGTAGTTACCGACATACGTTCTGGCATAATCACCAACAAACGTTCTGGCATAATTACCAGTGTAGTTACCAGTATATGATTGAATTGTGGTACGCGAGAATGAACTATTTCTATTAATTATAGTAGTTCGAATATAATCGCCCGCAAAAGTTGAAATTATATTTCGGGCATAATCACCAACAAACGCTCTTGCGTAGTTACCAACATAGTTACCGATATAATCAATATTTTTATTAAGTATACTATTTCTAGAATATGTGCTAATTCTATTTAATGTATAATTACTGCTTCTTGTTCTTGTGTAAGGAACTTCTGATGTTGTACGTGTTGTACTTACCGCGCTACCTCGCGATATCCAAGCACCACCACCAGTTGGACTACCTTGTGTATCGTCCATAAGTTGGTAAGAACCAACCGCACCTGCAATAGCACGTCTAGTTTGGGCACGTTGTCCCAGACTATATTGTGCCTGTATATTAGAGATCTCTTTTAATCCCTCGTATGTGCCAGTAGATCCGTTAGTTCGTTTAACACCAACCATATTTACTGGAGTACCAAATGATGATATGGTATCTCTGCGGTAGATATTATATACAGTACCACTTGAATCGTCGGTAAAGATGGCAGATATATGCACGCTCCAATCTGCGCTAGGTGGAGATTGCGCTAACCTAAACGAACCAGGTAATTCATTCGTGGCAATAGTCCCGTTTAAGTCATCAATTAATATATTGTAGTCGACTTCTTTCATCTCATATAAAGAACGAGCGTTATACCCAACTGGTTTGCGCCAATCAGAACTAGTTTCTTCTGCCACACCAGATACTTGATATAACGGAGTTGATACTGTAGTCGAAGTTATCTGCGAGGCAGGATGAGTGCCATCAACCTCATTATAATTGGTATCAGTAAACGTTCCCGCAAGTATATTACCAGTGGGAGTAGTTGATAGATTGCCAGTGCCTTCGGTGACTTGGTTTGCTAATTGTAAAGATGCAAGGTATGCAAGGTAGTTTTTCTCGGAGGTGCTAATCTCCTTCAAACTACCGTCGGTGCCCCTTAATTTTAATGGTAATGTCTTTGACATGCTAAGTTTGCGCCTTTAGATTAATCGTTTAGTAATACATCATTTTCATCATACACAAGAACTGTTCTTGATGCGATATGGTTGATTGCATTAACTATACTTGCCTTAGACCCAGCGGTCACAAAGAAGTTTGCATCGAGATTAGATAACGAACCAACTCTAGTATCTATACCACCTGCTGAGTCGTTTAACGATATAACATCAGCAGCAACAGCATTTAATGCAGCAACAACACTTCCTTTATTGCCTGCATATAATGCATCTAGACCAACTAAATTGCCGATATCGGAATCTAGTTCGTTAATAGCGCCAGTGAGGTTAGTCGCAACCGTTGTAATAACACCAGAACCGACTTTAGTTTCTAGTGAAGTAGCACGACCTTGTAATGTAGTGATATCTGTATCATTAGATACAATCTCGCTTTGAAGTTCATTAATAGCACCCGCAACATTATCTGCAACTGTGGTTAATGCACTATCTAAGAACAATGCTTGATGAATAGTAGCGGTGTTTGGTGTAAACGATAATGCAGTTGCCGTACCATTTTTAATGATAAGACTGCCGCTACTATTCGTTAATGCGCCATACTGTGCACCATTATCTTTAAGTAATACACTTCCTGCATCAGCATCTAATATAATATTACTAGAAGCATCAACCGTAAAGTTGCCAGTACGATTGATTTGCGCAGTAGTTACTTGAGCAAATGTTGGTTGGGCAGTTGTCTTAACATCTTGGTTAGTCCAACCTTCAATAACATCAACACGCGTATCTAATGCATTTGCTGCTTTGGTTAAATCTATGATAGTAGATGATGAACCACCTTTTGCATTAATAACGTCAAGTGTAGTTAAATCGCCAACTTCATCATGTAGTTGAGCAATACCGCCAGTAACAGTACTTCCTACATCAGATATACTCACATTACCTAGTTCTGCGTCCAACTCATTAATCGCACCAACAGTATTACTGGTTGTTGTTGTAGTTAATGTCGAGTGATTGCCAAGTTCAACGCGCAATTCACGTACTGCTGCCGAAATATTAGTTGCAGTCAATCCAGTGAACGACATATTACCGATATCAGTTTCGTGTTCGTCTATTGCGTCAACAATAACTTGAGCAGTAGTTGTTAGTGCATATGTACTATTTGTACCACGTACCGCACCTTCCAATTCGTTAATACCGCCTGCAACGTTTGTTGCTGTAGTACTTAATGCAGAATCTGTATGAAGTGGTTTATGGAATTTAGCATTTAATGTTGATATGGTAAGAGCGTCAACCGTGCCAGATTTAATCTTAAGTTGATTGCCGACGTTAGTCAACGATGCATATTGAACGCCATTATCTTTAAGTAGTACGTCCGCGCCATTTGCATCTAATGTAATATCACCTTCAACATCAACCTTTAAACTAGTCGACTTATAAATATCACCAGATATATGAGCATCAGCGCCACTAAATGTAACCGCTGTTGTGCTACCAGATTTTAATACTAAATTACTTGCATTCTCTGATAGACTACCATATAGAGTTCCGTCTTTGTGTAGTTCGACTTTCCCCGTAACGTTGTCTACTATTATACTACCTGAGACATCAAAAGTCAAGTCCCCAGTAATATTATGCTCAAATGAAGTTGGTGATGAAATTTGAGTCGCATCGGCATCAAATACCGCTTCAATCTCATTAATTGCCGCCACAACGTCGTTTGCTGTTGTTGTTAGATCCGACGCGGCATTACCACCACCCGAACCGTGAATGTCTATGTCTAGTTCGTTCAAAGCAGAAGTGACTGTCGTACCCGATACAGACCACGCAGATGCTTTACCGCCTATTAACGCATCAATTGCATTAATGGCACCGACAACACTACCAGTGCCAACAGTTTCATTAAAAGAGACGTATTGTAAATCGCCCTTTACATTACCGCCACCACTTCCGTGCATGTCTGAATCGACTTCGTTGATTGACTGAACTAAATCAGAATCACCTGTTGTGGTTAGTAATACTGGATCACCAACGTTATATGAGACTGTGTTTACCTTGTCTCGGAATATCTTAAAACTATCTGTTAGTAATACAAAAGGACGTGCCATCTATAATTTCTCTACTAGTTGGGAAAGTAACAGTTTTATATCACTAATCTCGTTCTGGAGTACGGTGACTGCTTCTTTCAAATTCTGTTCTTCTTGTTGCTTGATCTTCCTTAAGCGTTTCTTTTCTCGCGCAAGTTCAATCTCACTTCTATTTATATTCAAAATTGCTTTGGAATTGGGGTCTCTTACGAGATCCCCATGTCCATCCACACTAATATAGTTAGTGTGCATCGTATTATATCGCCAACGCTATTACGCGCAAGTCACGAAACACTGGTACTTCAGCACTATTGGTTGATTCCATTACAATCTTAACTTGGAACTGAGTAAATGGACTCATGAAACCACCTTCACCACCAACAATATAACGATACTCACGGAATATCTGCTTATTGGTATCAGAAGGCAAAGAGTTTTCTGGATCAATTAATATCCAATTCTCCTCAACTAATGACTGACCTTCATCTGCAACTTTATAGTACATACTGAAGTTGCTTGATGGTGGTCTGTTTGCCGAAACGATAACCTTAAGACCAACTGCTTCTTCTTCAAGAGTTGTTGGAGTTGTGATATGTTTGGCAAGCGCAGTACCATCGATAGAACGAGTTTCTGCATTATAACGTAACGGAACATTGAATCCAACCGTTGCCGAAGAATCTTGCTTATCAATCATATTACCAATAGTAACTAAACCACAACGTTGTAAATCAATAACTGGAGATACACGTCTATCAGTAGTTGTCATAGACACCTGAATAGTAGAAGTGCGGTTTCCTGCATTAAAGTTAGTTTCGTTAACAAAAGCACTTATGGCACGTGGTGACGTGAAGTTCATGTTTTTGTTGTTAGTTATTAAAGACCAAGTCGCGTCTTTATCATTAGCAGAGATAGCACCACCTTGTGCACCAACTAAAGAGGTTGTTTTAGTAAACTTACCAGACAACGTAACGTTTGTTGTTTCAGGTTGTAACATTTCAATCGAAGGACGTAACGTATCAAATACCAAGTTCTGAGAACTAACTACTTGATTGCCACCAAATCTACTTGATTTAGTTGACGTTTGGTCTGCTTGTATCGTGTATGCAGTACCATCTACCGCAAGAACCGAACGTTCGCCAAGTAAACCATTACCACTAATACCATTCAAGAAGTCTGTATCAGAATCAATACCACGAATTCTAGTCTTATCGCCTGGACGTAAACCGTGTCCTGGAACTATAACAGTAACGATATCCGAAGCATTCTCAACATAGAATGGGTCGCTTGATAATAATGCAGGTGGTACAATAGCATTCTCAAGTATTGCATTACCCGAAGTTTCAAAATCAGCACGGTAAATACGGAATGCCAAATCTTGAGTTTGACTAGGTTCCCATAATTTAGAGTTTTGTGATTTGAATAAAGAACCAAGGTAAGGTTGTTTAGAAACGCGCTTCTCTGTAGAACCCAATAAGAATTCTTCAACTTCTGATATGAACACCTTGTACTTCATTGAAGTCGAGCGTAATATCATAGAGAATTCTGATTGACCAGTTAAGTATACAGGTTCTTCAAATATAAAATCAGTGCCTGCGTTTCTCATATCACCTATAGAAGTTCCATTTGGAACGTTAACGTCTGCCGCTGCTTTGGTTGAACGTGCGATAATCTTATTACCGTCTGGAACACCTTGGGCAGTGGGTCTAAGTTCTATCCATACTGGAGTATTGTCTGTATCTTTCTCCGCAAAATACACACGAATTCGTGTAACGAAAATGCCGTTTGGATCGTCAACCGAAAATGTTTGCGCTAATGGATCGACATAAACACTATGACTTTGCTTAGATATATTACGATGCCATAAGTCTGCATCGGGTCCAGGGATGTATACATTGTTACCAACTAGTGGCGGTTCAACAACAACTTCTGTTTGTACAACAGGAACTGTTGGTTGATATGGCAATGTTGTTTCGTTAGGCCCTGGTTTGCCAGTTGGTTCTGTTATGGTACTTTCGGTCTTAACATCAACAGCAATTACATCAGCAACAAGAGTTTCAGTGGATAATGTAGGATAAATCTTCTTATCAATTTTATCCGTAGTAGTTAGTGCACCAACCACTTGTAGAACTCGTGTGGATCTAACTGTATCTTGGGTAGTTTCTAACGCACCAATAGCATGATAGAAAGTCGCTGCCGTAGATAATGTATCATCTTCGTTATATTTGCTTATATCGTATAATGCGAATTCCCGAGTACCAGTACGGAATCTCATAGCAGAGTTATTTGGTATTTCAAAAGAACCTGTTATTGTACCTGTATTATCAGTGATTAACGAAGTTGTGCCTTTACTATGTTTGGCAGAAGGTGCATGTTCGTTCGCAACAATACCCTCATGACCGCCTCTAGTGTTAGTTATATTTCGCTGAGAGAAGTTAACAAAGTCTTCATTACGGCAAAAACGTTCAACATTACTACCATCAAAGAATGGAAAGTATCGTGTATTTGGACGTAAACCTTCTGCACTAAATGATATAGTACGAGTTCTCATCCAAGGAATAAGCGCAATATCAACAATACGACTACCAATAACTTCGCGCACAGTACTTTCGCTTGCGATACGGTTAACTGTAGTTGACGTTGATGTATTCGTTGTATATTCTGTATCACTTGTATATTCGTTTTCTGTGATAACTCGAGTCGTTTGGTTATACGTTGTGGTATCTGTTGTTTTGAATCCACCACCTTCGCCAACACCATCTTGTATGAATGGTGGAGATCTCCAAACATCAATATCTTTAGTATCTAACCAACCAGCACCATGTTGTCGACGAGGTAATGCGCCACCGTGTGCGCTTTTATCCCACCAATAATCATCCATGTAACCGTCATGATAGACGTCGATTCGACCACCTGCCCAACTAGGTTTGGCATAGTGATTTGTTATAGACTCTGTATCGATGTATTCTAATTGTTCTGTTGTAGAAGTAGTTCCGTCAACGACCCAATCACCAACTGTTTCTGTTACATTAGTGCCAGTCAATCTAGGAGATTCTGTATTCACAGTAACTGTTGTTGACGTACCTGTAACGTTTGCAGAAGAAGCACCAATTTGAAGTTCGTTTATATCAACTCCATTCCAGTTCCATTCCCAGTTATTCCACAACAATGCTTGACGTGTATCTAATTCAGTACCACCATCAACTAACTTGGGCGCAGTCGCTTTAGACTCTTTCCAGTTATCAGAAGCAGGAGATATTGTTAATGCACCAATAGTCTTTTCAATGAAGAAAGGATTAATGTTAATTGTTTTAGAAGCAACATCTTGAATAACATGAGGAACTTCTGTGTGTTGTAGGTATATGTTATCACCTTTATGCACAACACGCAATTGATTTGTATCTGCGCTATCAAACACCAAGTCGACCGAGTTCTCGTTGAACGTTGGACGAATTAATTTATTACGAGGATCTAAAGAAGCACGATGTTCTGGGTTCTTAGTGTCCGTGTAGAAATGGTTAGCAAAGTTATCAACAAAGAAACCAGACTTAGTACGGTCGTTGCCGTCACTATCTAATACCTTAAGACTATTTGTAGAAAGTTCTAACAAAGAAAGTGTTGTCAACTCTTCAACTTTATCTAAGCGTTTTTCCAATTTATTGATATCGCCCATTGTATATCCCTTTAATGGGATTAATGTAGATTTCAAATCTTTGGTATGTAACGTATTCGCGCCTAATGAGTATTTGTATAAATCAATACAATCAATAGGAGTTGATGGATATTTCGGAGTTAATGAACTTGTGCCAGTTAAGTAACGCAATTCGCCAGTCTTAGACAGAACTAACTTATCAAGTCTAGGCATATAGTACGTTGCATCAGTATTAACTAGTCCAGTTGGTTCTGGTAATGCAGGTATGAATCCACTCGCAAAACTTCCGTTACCATCAGTCGAAGGTCTAAAGTCAATAACATCACGAAGCGAAACTGTTGTTCCATTAAGTAATTGTTGAGCAGGGATATCTTTATAATCAACTTGGTTTGTATACGAGTTAACACAAAAGAATGCACCAGATTGGTGATTGAAATGCTTAAAACGAGCAAACACTTTTTGATTGTCGCTGTCTAGTCCATAACCTTTATATACTAATCTACCATCATCGTAATGCGTCTCGCGTGCACCAGTATCAAGATAGAAGTGACCACCCAACGAAGTTCCATCAGAATCTTCTTTTGCGATACTAATTAATGAGTATATATCGGACTTGCCTAGTGGAATGTATTTAAGACCGTTGCCGTCTGAATCTAATGAAGCAGAGACAGTTAATTCGGTCAAATCTTTCACGCTAGGACTAACGTTCGATTTTGTAACAAACACTGCTATTTCGTATGCAGTGTTGGCGGTTAAACCAGAAAGGTCTAATGTCTTATTGCCAGCAGATAATCCTGCAGACGCGCCAGATACAATCGATTCTGTCGGAGATGAGATAATAACATCATCAACACGTGTGAATAAGTCAGTACCCGTAAGTGTTATAGACTTTGTTGTTTCGCCACCGCCAGTAGAAACACTCTTCAAATCCATTACGGTCAGCGTAATGTCTTCGAATGACTTAGGTCTGAGGATCGGAGTATCAAACATCAACGAACGTTTGTTTGGTTCTTTTAATACAGACACACCACCTTCCAACACTAGGTTGACATAGTTCGCGTTTGTACTAGAACCGATAGACCTAACATCACGTAATGTTTTTGTGTTGTCAGTCTTTTTGATATTAAATATATGGATAGCATAATTTGAACCAGACTTGCGTATGGCACGAACATTTGCAGTACCAATAACAGTACCGCCATCGTTTGTTGCTGTCTTAAGTTGAACTTGTTCACAAGTGTTGAAGTTCAACATACCGTGACCACCGTTCCACAAGAAGTAGTTGCCGTAATCAACAGGAACTTGGTCTTCGTTTACAACAAAACTATCTTGTGCCTTTGGGATAACCAACGTAGAAGTCTTGTCTTTAGATACACGATAACCGTTAATGTATGCAACACCACCTTCAACTTTTAGTTTAAAGTCGTTCGTTCCATTAGGTTCGAAGTAAGTTTTAAAATACTTCTTGATGAAGTTACCGTTGATTTCGTTAGTACGTACCGCAACAAAGTCACGAATATGATTATAACCTTCATCAGTACCAACAATCTCGCTTAATGCACCATCTTGAATAGTCGAAAGGAACACAAAGTTATCATCTGGATCAGCAAGACTTTCTCGCATAATCAGACCTAGTCTAATGCGGTATCTATCAGCACCTGGACTTGACTTGTTAGGTGTAGCACCTTGGTTGTCATATAGAGCATCGGTATCATTAACTGATACTATATCTTGGTGTATCTGGAAACCAACAACTTTGTTTGCGTTGTTACTATACTTTGATACAATTACTTGTTGCTTTGGCGCAAATACGAAGTGTCCTTTCACAAAGAAAGAACCTTCTTCAACTTCAAATAATGAACCATTACCCAATGCAGGGTTGGTGGTAGTATTTGTTGCTTGCACAACCAAGTTGATATCAGAACCGTTTGATAGTGTCTCGCCAGGAACCACGCGTGGCGCGGTAGTACCTGATGCACCTGTTTGATCTAAGTATCTGATGTATAGTGTATCTGGATCAGTACCAGTAGCAGCAACTGCTTCGAATATCTGAACCTTAAGTCCAGAAGTTCCGCCAGTTAATGTTACACCCGCAAGGTTGGCAACCGTATCAAATACAGCATCATTACCTTGGAACTTAATAAATTCGTAAGTGTTGTTTAATTGAATACCGCCTGGATTTACCATAGCGCCTTCTTTGAAGACGTTGGAACCAAACCTTGATATTTCTTTTTGTATAATAGTTTGTAGTTGAGTTAACTCACGTGCTTGTAACGCACGACCGCTATTAAAGAGGACTCGATGATAATTATCACTATCAGCAAAGTCGTCCTTATATGTGGTTCTAAAAACTTGTTCTGTATATGTCTTTGTCATATTCCTATCAACCCTTAAAGTTGGAAAACTATTTTTAAATCTTCTTGTTGGTCAGCAGAACGTGTCACTGCCGCACGGTTATCAATATATAGCAGTTCGCCAGTTAGTGGATCGAACTGTGGTGCTAGTAACATATTTATATTGGCATTCTTGTTCGTATCACCAACAACTTGAATCTCTTCGCCGTTTTGAAACGACAAGAAACCAGTATTCTCGTTTTGATGATAGAATACATCAGAATCTGCTACATTATCAACAACCGCCCGTGCCAGACTATTAACGCCTTGGATTTCATTTTTCTGGACAAAGTTTGTTGCTGTGTCTACTTTCAGACCACTAAGACCACTTGCCGTAACGGTAGTGATTGGGACACCAACTTCACTATCAAGCAAGTTTCTGTATAACATAACTTGTCTGAATATCTCGTCACCCAATACTTTCTCGTCGTCTTCCGCACCATCCATCTTAGTGTTAAACATAACAGCACCAGATTTTAGGTCGTCGCGAGGATCGTAACCCAAACCATTGGCGGGTCCAAAGATTGCTCTTGCTGTAGCAGAATCACCACCACCGCCAGTAATAACAACATTGGCATAACGATAACCAGAACCGAAATACGAAGAACCAGCGTTACCTGCAGAATCTTCCTTAACTAATAGTTTAACGACCGAACCACCCGCAATAACAGGTACTGCCGATGCAGTAATGCCGTCACCTTGTATAGTAACAGAAGGCATAGACGTATAACCAGAACCAGTTGCATTCATTCTATAACCAATGACCTGACCTGCAATTGCACTATTCTGTACAATCTTTTGTTGTAAATCTTCGGCAGGACTATCTGAATCTGTCAAGAATACCTTTCGTACTGGCATATATGCAGACGATAGAAACTTAGACGCACGTAGTGCACCAATAGAATATATAAACTTCCATATATAACCGTCATTGGTACGGAATGGATCACCGTTAGTATTACCAGTTGGTTGAACTGTCGATGCTATATTCTGCGGTGGGTTTGCGTTAGTCAAACCTTGCTGTAAACAAACATATATTTCTTGGTTTGAGTTCATAACAAAGAATGCGTTTAATGGATATCCATCCATATCATCATCGTATGCTGAATAGAACGTACCAGACGCCCAATTCGAGCGCGGAACCGTAAACGATAAATCCGTAATCTGTTTTGCCGTTTGCGTGGCAAGTCGAGCATTACGTTGATCGCGTAGTTTATTTGAAGGTGTGACCGATATATCAGAATCATTCCAAACCTCAGACCGACCGACACCTGCGTAATAACGCACACCTGCATCGCTAAAATCTGTTTGAATGTCTAATAGTATCTGTTTCTTTAGACTATCAGTTAGTGTTGCTGCCATTTTTATTGCCTTATTAAGTATTCAGTGTTGCGCCAGTATTGGTAATAACCATCCACTTAGTGCTAGTCGATAACCATACTAACTGTACTGATGCCTGTGTCGGTAGAGTAATGCTTGAATATTGAATCAAATTACCACTCACTTGGTTGATTAATGCAGTTGCCGTACCCTCATTAATCAACCATTTTACTTCACCATCGGTAGTACCGCTAGTCAAGTTATTGGTCATAACAACCGAACCATCAAATATCGTGATTGGTTCATTCGGACTAACTGCCGCATTGTTATTTATGCCTTGAACGCCAAGTATTAATTTACTACCTATACGAACACCGCCATTATTTGTGCCTTCAAGTTCTAATGTAACATTTGTGTCATCACCAACCGCAGTAATTAGTGGATTGCCACCAGTAACGTTGTTTGTTATTTTAATATGATTAACAGCATTTACTTTGGCAACCATTGTTACTAATTCATTACCAGAACTATCGACCACATCGCCTACAATAGCAGGATAATCTAATCTCGGACTTGTTATGGTTTTATTAGAAAGAGTCTGTGTATGAGAATTAAATGTAAATTCGTCATTGCCACCGAGCAAAGGCAAAGTGATTGTACGGTTAGCAACCAATTCA